TCGAACACGTCGCCAAGATCAGCGAGCTTGCGGCCGCCCTTAACCTTTCCGCCGACTTCATCAACCCGATCACGGCGCTGGCTGATCTGATCCGCACAAACATCCTGCCCGCCTCGTCCGGCTTCGCTCCGGTCGAGTCCGACGACATTCCCTTTTAACCTGACGAAACGCCTTCGGGCGTCTGGTGCCTTGGCATGGCATCACCGATGAGTCTGCCACATGGAGTCCAATAATGTCTGAACAAAGTATCGACACCGTCTACCTCACGGCCCGCGGCCTTTCCGCAATGCTCGCCAGCGGCGATCACGAGAACCTGCCAGCAAGCGACCTTGCAGAAATCTGGTCTGAGCTTCTCCAATCCATCGCAATCTTGGCCAAGTCTGGCCAATGCCCGCCGGAACTAATCGGCCAGCTTATCAAAGAACTGCCCCTGACCGGGCGAGTCGGCGTCATGGGGCCGGATGGCAAACCCCGCTACAAGACAAACCGCCGTGTCGCCCTCGCGACCGCCGAAGCCCTTGGCGAGGACGCCGCGCAGGACCTCTACCACTTCGCGGTTCTCGTGACAAAGCTTAGCTAACATGAGCCCGCGCCACTTCACCCGCAAACTCTCAGCCGCCGAGGCCTCCGTTTTCCTCGACGAGCTTTACCTTAACACCGGGCTCAAGCCCGAACCGTTCCCGAGCGGCTCAATCATCATTTCCCCGTCAGGGGAGCCGATGATCCGCGTCTTGGAACTCACTTCCGGCCACGTCCTATTCTACTTCTCAACCGACTTCTACAAGGAGCCCAAAAATGGCCTCAAGAAAAGATAGCTCCCCCGCGGCCTACGGCGACGTTAAGTTCATCCTCGAACTCGCCGTCAAAAAGCCCGGCCTGCAGTACGTCCTGAAATCCTCCGGCGCCGCCGTCAACTTCAAACAGCGCTGCAACAAGTACCGCAACCTTATCCGCGAGATGGCCGCGGAAACGGTGCTGAACATCCCAGGCCACCGGGCCGAAACCGCCTATGACGTTCTCGTCATTCGCCAAGTCGGCCCGGACCGCCTTCCCGACCGCCACGGCTGCACGATACTCTTTGAGCATCAGCAACTCAGCGGCTCGATCATCGACCCCGAGACGGGCGACCTGATCGAAATTCCGGGCCTGACCAACATTCTCCGGGAGTATTAACATGACCGACTACGCCCCTGAGGCCGCGCCGTCCGTCGCGCTCTCCCCGATCATCACCCAACGCAACGAGAACATCGCTAAGGCCGCGCTAGGCAACCTCACTGACGGGCAGTTGCAGCTTGTCCTTGAGGCCTACATGACAAAACGCTACGGCCCGAGGAGGGCCGCCGTTTTGCTTTCGATGATCTCTCGCCAATGCGAGATTGCCCCGTGGGCCGAGGGGGTCCGGAAATGATCCCCTTCGGCCCCTGGCAATCCTATCACCACGAGGACGCGGCCCGATACGCCGCCATGTCCTACGAGCCCGAATACACCTGCCCATGCCACGGCACAGGGCGCGTGACTTACCTGCGGCTGGGATATTCTCAAGCCGATGACCGCACCGTAACTGAGCGGTGTCAAAACGCATTGGAGATCAAACCATGAGCAATGGACAAACAACGTGCCGCGGATATCGGCCAGAGGTCAGAACGTCCTATCACAAGCCGTCGATGGTCTCAGGTCAGATCGTGGACTCGGTGTGGCGGCCAATCAATTACGAAAACCGCAGCGATCATTTTGGCATACCTGCCGGTTATTTCGACAAGAAACTCACTGAGCATCACCTGCTCAGTCTGGCACAGGCCGAGGCAATTCGCTGGTGGTTTATTGCAAACGCTGACGCCGAGGGACCAGCAAAGTCCCTTTGCCTAGAGACGCGGCTGCAGGAATACTCCCTGCAGATCACGCACTCAGTCAAGCCCGTAGCTGCTCTGCGCGGACTGGATTCTCAAGGCCGCGCATTGCCAGACCCATCTAGCACATTGGAGCCCCAGCCATGACCCACTGGACCATCATGCTCATCACAATCCTGTCCGGCCCTATGGCCGGAACAGCCACCCCAATCCTGTACCGAACCGAGGCCTTATGCCAAGCGGCCACGGCCAGCGTCTCTAACTCCCTGAGCGAGTCCTACGACCACAAGCTGGCCTGCCTGCCGACAGTCCGTGCCTCGATCTCCGCCCACCCAAAGGAGCGGCCTGATGCAAACCCTTGACCCCAGGTCCTGGAAATGGGATTGGGCGGACCTGCCCTCAGACGTTCAACGCGCCTTCATCAACCCTTCTGGCTTATCCCAAATCCGCCGCCTTACTCCCACGATCTACGCTTTCCGCGAGATTGCCGGGAGCGGAGCCTGGCTGATTGGGGGCCTCGAAGAACTAACCCCCCACCTATCCGGCCTGCCAATCCCAACTCCCTATTCCCCGCCCGTTCGGCCGCCAGCGGAGTCTGACGTGCTTGACCTGTCCGGGCTCAACATCACCATTGACTTCTAATCCCCGGTATGGTAAATATCCGGTCCGGGCCGCAATCCGTCACAGCATAACCAGCCTTCCTTAAGCCTCTGGTGTTCAGCCTCGCGCAGGCTGGCATCCTGAGTCTTAACCCGAAAGGAAAATCCATGCCAGACTTTACGCCTACCCCTGAGCAAACCGCGATCATCGAGGCCGCCTCGACCACCACCGAAAACCTCGCAGTAATTGCGCGGGCCGGGGCGGCCAAAACCTCCACCCTCGTCATGATCGCAGAGGCGCTGCCCGCCGTCTCCATCCTCTGCCTCGCCTTCAACAAGAAGATCGCAGACGAGATGACCGCCCGCCTGCCTAAGAACTGCGAGGCCAAAACCCTACACGGCCTCGGCTTCAAAGCCTGGCAATACTTCATCCGCAAATCCTGCAAGGTCAACGACAAAAAGGTCTTCTTCATCCTCAAGGACAAGATCGACGGCCTGACCGGCGATGACCGCTCCGACGCGTACTCCAGCATGGCCGAAACCCTCGACTGCATAAAAAAGGCCAAGTCCGCCGGCTGGCTCCCCGAGGCCTACAGCGGCCACTGGAAACCCCTGCTCACCGATGACGAGTTCTTCGAGTCCCTCCCGATGGAACCCTCGGCGCTTCAAATCGCCCTGATTAAGGCGGTCTGCAACGAAAGCTGGAAACGTGCCCTCACCGGCGAGATCGACTTCGACGACATGATCTTCTGCCCAGCTATCTGCTCCGTATCTTGGCCCGCCCCTCCGCTAACCCTGATCGACGAGGCCCAGGACCTTTCCCCGATCAACCATCACATCCTCAAACGGATCGTTAAAACCCGCAGGATCATCGCAGTCGGCGACCCGCTCCAGGCCATCTACGGCTTCCGAGGCGCCGATGTTCACTCCATGCCCAAGCTCATCGAAATGTTCCAGATGAAGGAACTCCGCCTGACTATCAGCTTCCGCTGCGCCCGCAAGATCACAGAAAACGCCCGCTGGCTCGCCATGGACATGCGCTTTCCTGAGTGGGCCAAAGAGGGCGTAGTCCGCCGCCCGGCATCCTGGGCCGCCGCGGAAATCGAGCAAGGAGACGCGATCATCTGCCGGAACAACGCGCCACTCTTCCGCATGGCGATCCGCATGATCGAGGCCGGGCAACTTCCAGAACTCTCCGGCCGCGACCTCGCCGGGCCGCTCAAAAAGATCCTGACCGCCCTCGGCAAGCCCAACTTCCTCCAGCTTCAGGCCATCCACGCCCTGAACTCCTGGCGGGACAACGAGAAACGTCGGGCTCGTCCCGGCGCAGTCGGCGCCATCGAGGATAAGTTCGAGTGCCTTCTCGTCATCCTTGAAAAGACCAAAACCCTTGGGGACGCAATCGCCTACCTCGAGCATCTGCTAACCCGAGAGGGCCGAGTCTACCTCATGACCGGCCACAAGTCCAAGGGCCTCGAGTTCAACCGCGTTTGGTTCCTCGACCCTGGCCTCTGCCGCATCGACCGAGACCAGGACGCGAACATCAAGTACGTCATTGAGACCCGCGCGAAGGATTTTCTCGCCTACGTCTCGACCGAGACCTTTGTGGCCGCAGCGGACTGATTTCCCCGTCGGCGGAGTCTGGTATGGTCTTATCACTTAATGATAGGGCCATACCTTACTCAACAAGACCCTTTACAAACCGCCCCGCGTATGGTAAAAGACCATACCAACCGGAGTCCGCCATGACCCTTTCACCCGCCACAATCATCGCAACAGCCGCTTGCCATACCTGTTGCGCCATGCGGAAACAGCCATGTTCATTCAACCGGACTGAAGACCCCGAAGGCCGCCGCCATTCTGCCCGCGACTCACATCCCGACAGAATCCGCCGCGCCATGAAAATAATTCACGATTTCGAGTGCTTGCCAGTTGACACCGCCGCCAAAATTTGGCAATATACAAGAACAGAAAACGCGGATTGACACAACGTCCACCCCGCAAAAACAAAACCCGGTCAGATAGGAGAATCAAATGACCCAGAAAGAAATCACCGTTCAAGGCATCGTCGTTTCCGTTTCCGCGCCCTACATCGCGGGCCACGCAATCACGGACGCCGAGGCCAAGGCCCTGAACCAAGTTCGCGCCGAGAACGTCGCTAACAACGTCCGCAAAGGCGTGCAGGACATTATCGAGGCCGCAGGCGGCAAAGAAGCCCTGACCGCTGAGCATAAAGCTGCGGCCCAGGCCCTCGTCGCTGAGAAAGATGGCGTGTACGAGTTCACCCTCGCATCCGTCGGCGGCGGGCGCGCTCCGATCGACCCGCTGGTCAAAGAGTGCCGCGCCGTCGCCAAGACCTTCCTGACGCTCAAGCTGAAGGAGAAGGGCCTGACCCAGAAGGAATACGCCGCATCCAACGGCGAGGACGCCTTCACAGCCAAGGTCATCGAGCTGGCCGACAACCCCGAGATCATCAAGATCGCCAAGAAGAACCTGGCGACTCGCGAAGGGCTGGCCAACATCAGCCTGTAAGCTGGTCAAAACAACGTGGCCGCCGAGCGAAATCTTGGCGGCCACCCGCACCTCAAAACCGCAGCACAAGGGAGCCAACTATGCAATATCCAACCTTCCCCGGAGTTCAAGTCGTCGGTATGCACTTCCGCCCTAACGGAAAGGCCATCGTCGAGAGCCTACTCGCGCCCGCCTCCTTCGACCTCGAGCGCGAGCCCGGCAATTCATATGACCCCTACGCCATCAAGGTCATGTACGACGGCGAGCATATCGGCTACGTCGAGCGCCAGCAGGCCATGTTCATCGCGCCGTGGATGGATCAGGGCGTTGAGTACGCTTGCATCGCGACTGAGTTCCGCGAACACAACCGCAACCTCTATCCGATTGTCACAATCGAACCAGCGGATGCCTGATCTTCCCCTCATCCACTATCTCTACCAAGCCCTAAACTCAGAGTCGGGGATCGTCTTATCCACCTCCGACCCTGAGCGGCTTCGGCAGAAACTTTACGCTGAGCGCAAGAAAGACCCCGACCTTTCCTGCATCTCCATCAACATTTCTCGGTCGCAGCCCGAGTCCCAAATATGGTTGATAAAGAAATGAAAGCCTCAATCAAGAAACACACACTAAATCTCCGGGACGGCGATTGGGACTATCTCGAGTCCATGTATAAGCCAAACGGGATTGCGACTGCCGTGGCCGTCCGCACCATCATCTCAAACTTTGTGGACAAGAAGCGGACTGAGGAGGCCCGGCGGTCCGGCGCCTCAATCCACGACATGGACGTTGACATTGACTAAATTCCCGCCCCTCGTCAAAACAATCTGGCGAAAGAGCGGCTGGGGCTACAGAACAAGAAACGCCTTTCGCCAGTATGTCACCGTGTTCTCCGGCCCCAACACGCCAGTCACAACTTACCTCACCATAAAAGCGGCCCTCGCTTTTATCCGCAAAAACGAGCAAAACCCACTGGAGTCACCATGCCCGACGAGGCCCCCACAGACATCAACGAGCTTTTCTCCCGCGACCCCATGAAGCTATCCGAGGCCGACATTGACCGGATCATCATGGAGTTCCGCAAGCGCCGCAACATCTTCAACGCGAACCCAGCCGCCATCGCCGCCAAGCCCGCCGGAAAAGTCCTGACCGACAAGGAAAAGGCCGTGTCCTCCCTCAAGATCGAGTTTGACCTATGACCGCGCTCACCGCAAAGAAGAAGTCATTCACTAACGGCGTTCAGATATTCTGGGACGCAACGTCGCTCGACCTCGCGCAATCCTGTCCCCGCAAATACTACTATTCCATGATCCGAGGCATCCGGCCGAAAGAGCAATCCGTTCACCTCCTATTCGGCGGCCTCTACGCAACGGCCCTCGAACACTTCTACAAATACCGCGCCCTCGGCCAGTCCACCGAGGCGGCCCTTCGGCTCGTAGTCCACGAGGCCCTCATCGGCTCTTGGGACGCGGAAAGGGGCGGGCCGAAAAGCTTCGATGACCCGAAGAAAACCCGAGCGGCCCTCATCCGCACAATCATCTGGTACGTTGAGCAATTCGGCGTCGAGACTGAGGCCGGCCTCCGCACCTACCACCTCCAAGACGGCAAGCCCGCCGTTGAGCTTTCCTTCTCCCTCGAGCTCAACGCGGATATTGTCTATTGCGGCCACCTCGATCGCGTGGTCCAGATGGGTGACGAGCTTTACGTCATGGACCAAAAGACAACCGGAGGAACTGTTGGCACCTACTACTTCAACAACTTCTCCCCGTCGAACCAGATGAGCGGCTACGCCCTAGCCGGACAGATCATCCTAGCCTCCCCTGTCCGCGGGGTCATCATTGACGCGGCCCAGATCGCCGTGAACTACACCCGGTTCGAGCGCGGCGTTACCTCCCGCTCAAAAGACCAGCTTGAGGAATGGCTTCAAGCCACAATCCAGTCAATCGGCGCCTTCCAGCAGCAAGTGACTCCGGCGCCCGAGGCCGAGGCAACCTACCCGCAAAACCCGACGGCCTGCGGGAATTACGGTGGCTGCTCCTTCCGCATCCTTTGCAGCCGCAGCCCCAAGGTCCGCGAGAATTTCATCCAGTCCGACTTCACTTCCCACAACTGGGACCCTGCAACGCCGAGGTAATCCATGACAACTCTATCCGATCACAAATCCTCCGATTTCGTGAAACTCCTTTTCATCGGCAATTCTGGCGCAGGAAAGACTGGAGCCCTGACCCCGCTTGTTTCGGCGGGCTACGAACTCCGCATCATCGACCTCGACTCCGGCCTCGACGCCCTCGTCAATCACATCAAGGAAATCGACCCTAAGCTGCTGGCCGCCGTGCAGTTCGAGTCCTTCCGCGACAAGATGAAGATGACCGCCTCCGGCCCTGCCGTCATCGGCAGCCCAAAAGCCTACGTCCAGACCCTCAACGCGCTGGAAAAGTGGCCCGCTGATAACACTGACCCGGCCAAATGGGGACCGAAGAAAGTCCTCGTCATCGACAGCCTGACCAATCTTGGCCGAGCCGCCTTCCAGTGGGCGCGGGCCGCAAACCCGATGTCAAAAGACCCTCGCCAATGGTACAAGGCGGCCCAAGACCTGATCGAGGATTTGATTGCCAACGTCACCTCCGACTCATTTGAAACCAACGTCATCATCATTTCCCACGTTGAGATGACCGAGACAAACGGCACATTCAAGGGCTTTGCCAGTTCCGTTGGCAAGGCCCTCGGCCCCAAAATTCCGCGCTTCTTCAACACCCTGCTCCTGTCCGAAACATCCGGCAGCGGCAAGAACGTCAAGCGCAAGATCAAAACCCTGCCAACGGGCTTGATCGACCTGAAAAACCCGGCCCCGATGAAGATGGAAGCCGAGTATGAGATTTCTGACGGCCTTCTCCAGATATTCAATATCTTGAAGGCACAGAACTGACCGCCGGAAAGACGGCACTTTTCACAACTTTTGGAGAAACCAACATGAAGTTTTCAGACGCACTCGACCGCAAACTCGAAGAAATCAAGCGCCCGCCCGTCCTGCCGATCGGCCATTACATCTGGCAAGTCACCAAGCACCCGGAAATTGATGAGTTCGAGTCCTCGAAAACCGGCACCTCGTTCGAGCGTGTCACGATCAACCTCACCTGCGTCCAGGCCTCCGACGACGTGGACACTGACGACCTGGCAAACTACGGCAACGTCCAAGGCAGCCAGAACCGGAAAAGCTTCCTGTTCTCAGCCTCGGCCGACGACAAGGCCAGCTTCGAACGCTCGATGTTCAACCTTCGCCGGTTCCTCGATC